AAGGTTGGTGATGCAGTAGGAGCCTTAGTATCAATCTGTGTTTGAATTGCAGATGTTACTCCGTCTACATAGTTAAGTTCTGTTGTTGAAAGTGTTGCACCATCAAGAATATTGAGCTCTGTAGCAGTTGCTGTAACTGCAACATCTTCATTAATCTTTGGTAATGTTAATGTCTTATTTGTAAGAGTCTGTGTATTTGTTGTTCCAACTACCGCACCAGTTGCACCGTGTGCTTCTGTTGCTCCTGTGTGAGTTGTAAAGTCTGAAGATGAAGCCTTAGCATTTAATTGAGTTTGGATTGCTGAAGTTACGCCATCAACATAATTAAGTTCTGTTGTTGAAAGAGTTGCTCCATCAAGAATGTTAATTTCTGCTGCTGTAGAAGTTACTCCTGTTAGATCTGTTGGGGCAATGCTAATGTTAGCAGTACCATCAAATGATTGACCAGCGATTAGTCGTGCATCATCAAGAGCTGTTGCTGTAGATGCATTACCAGTTAAGTTACCAGTTACGTTACCTGTTAAAGTTGCTGTAATTGTTCCTGCAGCAAAGTTGCCTGATGCATCACGCTTTACAACTGTGTTTGCAGTGTTAGCAGATGTTGATGTACCGCCAATAAGACTAACAATGTAGTCTTGATCTGCTTGCTTCTTTGTAAGAATGTCAAAATTGTTGACTGTAGCTGTTAAGCCTTCAACAATCAGGCCATTCTTTACCTTAAAGTCTTTATTTACTGTTGCCATTTTATCTCCTTGTTGGTTAAGCCTTTAAACCCATACGAGCAAATCGTACGGTTACAGGCGTAATACCCACTGCTGGCGTTACAGAAACATTTACTGTATCCGCCACCCTAGAGACGCTAATGGTGCCAATGTTCCCATCGTTGTCTATTGTTCCATATTCGCTGACAGATACATTTGTACCGTCAACAAGTATTGTTAATTCTGTTGCATAAAATTTATTGTCTCCAGCAGATGTTTTCTTTATGGAGACTAAATACTTTACCATTCTCCATACAGTTGCATCAAAGTTATCAATAACTGTTGCATTCTGAATATCTGAAATAGTATTCTCATTATTTCCAGATGTGCCTAGGTCTGTTGCCTGAGCAGCTGTTGAATCAATTAGGTTTTCGTAATCCGTTTGTGATGGACGGTCGCCTGTTTGAAATGTTGCTTTTATTGTGCTAATTGGTAGTCTGGACATATGCTAATTATAGCATATTTATATTAAAGTATATAGTTACTGTAGCCAATGATTTGAAGAGGAATTGGTGGAACAGAGCTTGATCCACCTTCTTCAATACGAATTGCTGTTAACCTAATTCTAAAAGGTAATATAGAGCTTATTACTACATTTTTGCTTGGAGCGCTAATTGATGTTCTAATTGCAAAGTCTTGTTCAATTAGCTTTGTAAGTACTGGCCTGTCTTCATAAATCTTAACAGTAGCCATTATGCGGTCACATCTTCAAGGACAATAAGTTTGCCTTGAGCTACCGTCCAAACTATTGTGTCTTGTGGAAGTGATACTTCAATATCAAAAATGTCATTAGTCTGAAGCATTGCAGTCTGTGCTGCTGATAGAGAGACTGTAAACTCTCCAACAAGGTCGTCTGCATCTTTTGCTGGAGTTAATGTTAGAAGAAGTGTTGCGGTATCTGTAATTACTCCAGAAACAACTGGTGTTGTTGTTGGACGCTTAATCTGCATAGAAATGTTCCAGTCAGGAATGATCAAGGGATCTTTAGCGTCATCAGTTAAATAAACCTTAAATGCTGCTGTATCGCCCTTAACAAAGGTCCAGTTTACAAATGGTGGTCTTTCACCAATATCATATGTAGATGCTTGTCCTCTGAATGTTGCCATTTTTATATTATACCACGATGAAAACAACAAATAAAATAATTTTAAAAAATATCACAAAAGGTTGACTTTTGGAGCAATTTCATGTTATACTTAGATAGTGCTACCAACAGGTAGCATCTTTAGTCTCTAGGAGGTTATTATTATGAGAAGAGATAAAAAGGTTTGGATTGGAATCCTTGCACTACTTGGTTTGATTGCTCCTTTTAGCAATGCTGCCAATGCCTTAAGTACCGAAAATAATCTAAGTAAACCATCAGTTTCTGAACCTTTAACCGCCAAGGCGGTTTTTTTGGTTTCTAAGCCTAAGAGTTTAGTTAGCGTAAAAAAGAATCTTGATGTTCTTCACAAGTATCAAGATGCAGCTAGTCTTACAGATCGTCAGCTGAAAGAACTTCTGTATGCCGTTGGTTTCCGTGGACAAGGCCTTGTAAAGGCTTGGGCGGTAGCTAAGAAGGAGTCTAATGGTCGTCCATTAGCTTTTAACGGTAACGAAAAAACTGGAGATAACTCTTATGGAATGTTCCAGATAAACATGCTTGGCATGTTAAAAGAAGGACGTAAAGACAAGTTTGGCATTAACTTTAATAGTGAATTGTTAAATCCAGTAATTAATGCACAGGTTGCATATCATATGAGTAACGGTGGAAAAAACTGGTCTGCTTGGCATGGAATAACTCCAAAGACCAAGGTTTGGATGAGCAAATTTCCTTCTTAAAAAGGAAGGTCTTTATTGATAGTTATGGGGAACTTTTCGCTACCCCTCATAAAAATTGTTGAAAAGTATCTACTTGAGTCATCTAAAACTGGAAGAGAGCCGTGTAGTATTTCTCCTCCATGAAGTAGCACAGATCCAGCTTTTGGTTTAATTGTTATTCCTAATTCTGGATAATCAAGCTCCCCGCCAAGGTAGTCATCATTATAGTATATTACCAAACCATAGCCTAGGTAATATCCTTTAGGAGTTGTATCGTTATCACGGTGATATTTTATTTGATCACCTTTTTTAAATCTAGAAATCTTTAATTCTTTTTCACAAAAGAAATATGATGTAAATATATAGTCAACCTTATCAAAAACTATCTCTTTGCATAAATCCATATAATCGTAAAGAAAAAAACTTTTATCGTACCACAAGTTGTATTCGCCTGAAGTTTGATTAGGATCAATCCAATCTTTTTGAGTTGTCTTAGAAACTATATCTAAAATTAACTTTAATTCATCATTATTTAAAAAATTTTCAATTTCATAAACATCATCTGCAAGCTTATTAATAATAAAGTTGTATTTCATTTTTAACCAAACTTACTACTATTTATATGGTTCATTTCAATATGATTAATATTAAAATGTTTTGGAAGCTCTGATACCCACCTAATAGACTCTGCAAGATCCTCAGCAGTTAATGCTATTTCTCTTTTTTCTATTTGTGTATCAATAGTTCCTGGGCATATCTCAGTAACCTTAATCCCGTATGCAGGGAACTCTAAGCGCATAGTGTCAACTAGTGCCATCATGCCTCTTTTAGCATTTATGTAGTTCCCGCCACTACGATATGGAACCTTACCGCCTAAAGAGCTAACAAATATAATTGTTGGAGATTCAGACTTCTGCATACAGGGAACAAAAAGCTGAGAAAGATACATTGGTCCAGAAACATTTATTTCATAGGCTATTCTAAAGTTGTCCATTGTTTCATTAATAAGCATTGTTGGGCCTGAACCACCACCAGCATTATTTACTAAAAGGTCAAGAGTTATATCTTTATATTTTTCAAAAAAAGCTTTTATTTCATTTTGATTTGTAATGTCCATTTGATAGGTTTCAACATTTTCTGAAATTAAATCATTTACTTTTGATAGATTTCTTGAAACAGCTATAACTTTATATCCACTTTCAGATAAAAGCTTTACTGTGGCATATCCAACGCCTTTACTTGCGCCAGTGACTATTGCTGTTTTCAATTACATGCTCTGACTGGAATTAAGAGTCATATGGTTGTGTATCCAGTGACCAGGAACCATATACTTATATCCAGATTTAACTATATGCGCTGTATGAAAATACGGAGCATATGCTGGAAATATGACTACGCTATTTGCTTTAGGCTTTAATCCAAAATCAATAGCCTTTTCAGTGACTGCAACATCATAATCTAGATCTACTGCTGGGGCACCTCGTACCCAGCCTTCAGAACTTGTCCATCCACCGTCATAGTCCTTTAGTTGGAAAGAAATTTCTCCACCTTCACAGTCATCATTTAGGTACATAACTAAAGAATAACGAAGTGTTTGGTCTCCATCTAGTTGATCAAAGTGTGCTCCCATACCCATACCAGTATTATATTTTTTAATGTTGAAGGTTGGAAAAAGTCTTGGCTCATCAAAATCACCAAGGGATGAGGCGTAGTCTTTACATACGTTGTACATTGTAGTCATAATAGCATCATAAATATATTTACTTTTTTCTGCTACTTCTCCGCTAAGGTTATTTATTGCGTTAATGTCAAAAGTTTTTGTCTCCCCGTAAATAAAAGTTTTATCGTTAGAGGATGTCCAAGGATTCCAAACGTTTACACCTGACTCACTGTACTGCTCAAGATTGTCTAGATCTTTCCAAGCCTGTTTAAAGGTGTCAAAATCTTCTATTGCATCAGTATAGTAATAGGTTTTTGGATCTAATTTTTCTACGTTCATATATTCTCCTTAGTATTTATGCTTTTCATAAAAGCCTGTGACCTTCATAAACCCTACAGTTACGTATCGTATAGGACCTTCTCCTACATGTCTTACTCCGTGCTCATACTCTTCGTTGCCTGGAAAAATTAACAATGTTCCTGGCTTTGGCCTTAAGTCTGAGTTATCTTTATTTTTAAAAAACAGCTCCCCGTCTTTGTAATCATCATTAATATAAAGTATAGCAGCATACCTAATAGATGGGTCTGTGTGCTGATCTGTATGTGATTTTAGTTCAACCTCTGATTGCATTCTTTGTAGGGTTCCAAAACCAGCAAGCTCTAGTGATGGATCTGCTTTATTTAGCAAATCTCCAAGTCTTTTTTGCAGAATATTGCTTATTGGCTCTGTAGTTATGTTTAGATTTTTATCTTGCCAGCCCTGTGTTATTTCAAACTTTCCTTCTTTTACTAAATTTTCTACATCGTCTCGTCCAAACTTTTCCATACAAAATCTAGCAAGGTTCTTTGTATATTCTATAGACCAGTCTTCGTTAGGAGTTGTTTTAATTATTTCTAGGATATTTTCAAGTTCCCCATCTTGTAAAAAATTTTCTACAGATAGAATATGCTCATGAAAAACATCAACAGAATATCCAGCATCTTCAAATTCTTTTTTTAAAAAAACTTCCATTTTATATATCTTCTACCTTATACTTATTACCATCTTTGTCTAATTTCCAACCCTGCTTTAGCAGTTCTTGCCATTCTGCTCTTTCAATTTCTTGCTTTGCTCTAGTCTCTTTCATCTCTGCAGCCCAAGCATCTCTTAGTTCTTGTGGGTAGGCATCTTCTTCTCTATCATCCCAAAATGAACCTATTGTATATCTTGTTCCAGCTTCAATAAGTGTTACCTCATGCATGTTATTAAATCCACCATCAAAAGCTGCAAGCATTCCAACTTTTGGCTGGATGGTTAAGTCTTGACCTGGAAACTGTAATAAACCACCTTCAAAGTCATCGTTTAGATATAGAAATGCTGCATATCTACTTCTAGTAAATGCTCCAGAATTTCCTTGCTCATCAGTGTTGTCAGAGTGTACTCTTGCATATGCTCCTGGCTCCCACTTTTGTGTGTGGTAACCTATTTGTGAAATAATTTTTGGATCAAGATCGTGTACACTGGCAACAGCATCTATAATTCCTTGCTTCATTTGTGAAAAAATATCAGCAGGTAGACCTTCTGCAATTACATGCTCATCATCATCTTGTGGCAAAACTGAAGAGTAAGACTCATAAAAAGATATTGGCATCCAAGTGATAGTTCCAACCTCTACATGCTTATCCAAAACTTTTACAAGTTTTGCAGAAACTTCTGGAGATAAAAAGTTTTCATAAAGAACAATATCTTTTGTTATGCGTATTTTGTTTTCTAGGTTCATGTTATTCTTTTAGCTCCTTTTATTTCATTTCTTTGTGGATTTTTTATTAGAAAATCTTTTTCTAATTCTGGTTGCATGCTGGCCCAGACTTCTTTACCAAATTCTTTTTCTTTTGCATACCATTCATCTGTTCCTTTTTGATATTTTTGCCAATACATTCTTGCTAAAAATTTATTTTTCTTATAAGATGGCATTACTCCGTGTAGGTATGGTTCTCCGCCTTCTGTTAAGTATTCTGGATGTCCTGATGGAAAAACTAGAAGATCTCCAGCCTCTGGCTTGTACTTAACAAGTTTGTCACCCATTGCAAAATCAACTTCTCCACCTTCATAATCATCATTAAAATAAATTGTGCAGGTTATTACAAATTTATATCCTGGAGAATCTCCTTTTTCTCTTTGATAATCTGAATGATATCTCATACCATGCTGTTCTGACTCATCACTTATATAATACTTTCCTATTGTTCCACCAGTCCATATCCACTCTTTGGTTTGCTTGCCTGATTCATCCAAACACAATGCATCTGGATCTACGTCAATTCCATATCTTTTAATATAGTCTTCTGTAACTAAATGAAAATTTTTCATCATTTCTAAAGCAAAGTTTTTTTGATCTTCTTGTGTTTCTGTTGTTGTTTTAATATTCTCTATTCCCGCATGCCTATCTCCTAAAGAAAAATTAGGAATCATAGGAGATAGGTATTCTCCAAAAATAGACCATTTTGTCCATGGACTAAAAAGTCTATCTTCAGACTCTACTAAAGAATCTGTTAATATTTTGTAAGATTTTGAAATATCCTTAAACATGTTTTTATAAACAAGAATATTTGGATATATTTCTATTGCTTCAAGTTGTGGTGTTTCCATTTATGGTTTCCTATCTCCAGTATGCTCTGTAATTTCCCAGAAAAATGGACAGGTAAATCTTAAACCACTTTTGATCTCGGTCACTCCGTGAATGTAATTCTTATCTCCTGGGAAGAAGTAAGCAGCGCCCTTTTTAGGCTTAAACTTTACATCTTGTAGTGGAAAGTATAATTCTCCACCCTCGTAGTCTTCATTTAAATAAAATAAACTTGAAAGATCATAGTTAGGAAAATCATTTGGAAGACCAGCATCTGGACCTTCATGTAGCTCTTTATCTGCATGAGGATTTTGAAATTGTCCTGGAATCCATTTTACTATAGTTGTTCCAGTAGGTTGTACTTTTACTTTATAGAAGTCTTCTACAATTGGTTGTAATCTTTGAAATAGTCCCGCAATTACTGGAGATATACTTGGATCATTTTTGTCTAAACTTTGCTGAGTTGCAACCCTATCTTTCCAATAGTCTGAATCATAGACTACTGTTCCATTTTCATTAACATGGCTTTCTGTTACATCCCAAACAGTTATAGACTTTGCAGCTTTTTCTAAAAAATCTATCTCTTCTTGCGTCATAAAATTTTCTAGCTCAACAATCATTTCTTTTCCACTGCCAAACCAGCCAGATGGTGTCATTGAAGGCTTTCTAACTACAACAGAAGCATTTATATTGTCCATTATTAGATTATACCATTTCCTTTGTTTATTGTGTTATCTGTTACAGAAAGACGCAAAACTTTAGCTTCATGCGAGCCTGTGCTTTCACCCTTTTCATTAACTGCATCCCTATACCAATCAGTCCATTGTCCAGACTTGTTTATTACCTGTGCAGCTTCACCATATGACTGATGAGATTTTTCTCTTTTACGGTCTGGATCTGAGTAGTCAAATATTTGAATTGATGTATTATCCATTGCAGTTAAAGAAATTGGAATTATAGTTGCAAGAGGGGTTCCTGCTTTTATAGTAATTTCTTTATTTGCAGAGCGGGCCTTAATTGCTAAAGGGAATCCTGTATCAAGCCAAGAGGTGCTTATCAACGAAGACATTGTTTCAAAATCATCATTAAAATAATTAACTGGATTAATAGTAAGCATGCTAATATTTTGTTCAGACCTAAATGTTAATCCAGTATTTATGCTTACTGTTGATTGGCCTCTGCCAGTATAAGTAAATTCTGATCCCTCTAAAATTGTTACATTTTCCGAGCTAGTATCATTTATTCCATTCCAAATAAATTTTATATCTTTAGCACAAGAAAGACTCCACCCAACCATGTTTGCTTGAGTAACTGGAAAACACCTATATGCGTGTTTTTCTGGAGTTACATCCATCCAATCTCGTTTAATTGACATTGGTGCAATAACTATTTGTGAGTCTGGAAATCTTTCAACAGATATGTTTAGCATTATTATTACTCTGCAACATACATTTCTTGTGTATGAAACTTTTTATTATAATCAAGCATTGTTACTATAGAATACTTTAGTCCAGAATGAACTGGCATTGCTTGATGTGGATACATAAAGTTTGATGGGAATATATAAAGATCTCCAGCTTGAGGCTTAATCTTTAAATCTTGTAGTCTAAAATATAGCTCTCCGCCTTCATAATCATCATTAATATATGCAACTAAAGAAACAGTACAGTTATAAGAAAAACCATGATCATGATGTTCCATAAAGTGCTGGCCTGGTCCATATTTGATAAAGTTAAAAGCTTCCCAGTACTTTAAATCCATTATATTGTAATCTTGTCTATAATCATCTACTGCTGCAGATTGTGCATCATAGACATCTTGCCACAATGATTGTAGCTCTATGGATTCTTTGCTAGTGTCTTGTTCTATGTCTGTTTTTTTAAATTTAAAATCTACACAATCCCTATAGTCTGGCATAAGTTGCTGATATCCAACATAAGCTGGCATCCAGTGATACTTTTTACCTTCTGGAGATAGTTGTCCATACTCAGCAACTGATCCAACATTATTTTCAAGTCTATTTATTAGGTCCATTTCTTTCTTTATTACACCCCTGTAACATGTTATTCCATTACCTAGGTGAATTTTTTCTGTCCATGTTTTCATTATTACCCCTTTATTTGTATTCTCTTCTAGACCAAACTTTATTTTTATAAATACCGCCGTCTGGTTGACGATAAAAATTTGCATTAGATATCATTTTAGCATATATGGTTTCTTGAGTTTGAAATTCTAGTTCATGGCTCCAGTTTTCTCTTTTAAATGGAAGAACTTGAAGATATGGCGTGCCTGCTGGTATTGTTCCTTCCCACCCTTCTGCAATAAAAAATGGAAAACTTCCAAGTAAATGTACTTTATCAGAATCAACAATTCCAACGGTATTCATAAATGGAAGATCAAATCTATTCATAGGAGTCATAAATAAAGCACTATAACCATCTGGTAGTTCAAGACCCCAGTCTGAGCTCCAAGCAAAATGATCTTTATAAAATCCTTTTGGATGTTCAAATTGTGGCATTGGCGGTCTTTGAGTGCAAAAATCTTTATGTTTTGGATCTGTAATTTCAACATTTATAGTGCCAAAGCCATTTTTAAAAAACTTTAAATCACAAGGAGTTTTAAAAACATATCCTGTTGAAAATGCATCCATGATTGCTGGGCATGCTTTCCATGTAGGAATTTTTCCATGATCATCAGTAGTTCCTTCTTTTGTAACTGGACAAACCATTTGAGTCGCTGCATAGTATTCACCATTAGGCATTTTTGCAAATCTATCTGCATCTTTATACCATTGAGGAATTACACTTTGTGTTGGAGTTGGAACTGAAGAGCTATCTTTATTTAACCAAGGCCTAAAAGATCTAAATATTGCAAGGTTATCTTTTAATGTCATCCTTTATGCCCCAGTTTATTAATGTCAGTCATTATAACAACACAATACTTTGTTCCTGATTCCATTGGAAGAGATGCATGCTCATAAATATAATTTGATGGGAATACAGCAATGTCTCCTACCTTTGGTTTATAGACTAAGTTGTCTAGTCTTGGAAACTTTAAATCTCCACCTTCATAGTCATCGTTAATATATATAACAGCAGAAACTGTACAGTTATATGCTGGACCATGGTCAGCGTGAATATTAAAATGAGTTCCAGGACCCTCGTACTTTACAAAATTAAATGCTTCATAATAAACAACATTGATTCCCCAATACTTAGCATAGTCATCTATGCAGTATTTTAGCTTTTCGTATATTTCTTGGTGTAAATCAATTAATTCAGCGTTTATTTGATTTCTAGGGCCTAGATTTTCTTGCTTATATTTAAAGTCTACTGCATCCCTTGCTTTTTTAATTGGAATTGTAGAATTTGTTACCTGTGCTTCTGACCAATTATATTTACCACCCTTTGATAAATTTTGCTCAAGTATATTGATATACCTTTTTGAGTCTTCTAAAGAAAAAGTATTGTGATAAACATTTAATCCTAGTCCCAAATTTTCAACAGATACGACAGAATCAACCTTGCGCTCAGTTAGTCTATTTGACGCTGTTTCTGATCTATCTTTTGTAAACCACTCATTTGAGTTTTCATCATAAGTATTAATGTTGTACCCCCTTTATTTTATTATACACTATCTTTGTTTTTTTGTAAACAAAACAAGACCTATTGCAAGTATTTTGCAAGATATGAATGATAGCACTCATAAAATACAAAAGGCCAAACAATGTTGGCCAATTGTATTACTTATTTTTTATTTTAACCGAACATTCCAGCTCTAAAGAATGGAGGGAAGAACGGACCGAAGCTTGGCGGGAAGAACGGTGGTGCGAAATAAGGTGGGAAGAACGGTGGTGCGAAATAAGGTGGGAAGAACGGGAAGAACGGGAAGAACGGGAAGAACGGTGGGAAGAATGGGAAGAACGGGAAGAACGGGAAGAACGGTGGGAAGAATGGGAAGAACGGGAAGAACGGTGGGAAGAAAGGTGGGAAGAATGGGAAGAACGGTGGGAAGAATGGAGGGAAGAATGGAGGGAAGAATGGAGGGAAGAATGGGAAGAACGGAAAGAATGGTGGAAAGAATGGACCGAATGTAGAAACAACTGCATTTGATGCAGCAGATGCTGGAGATGTTCCTTTTGCATTTGTTGCGGTAACTGTATAAGTATAAGTTCCAGCTGTTACCTCTGTAATACCAATAGGTGTGCTTGCTCCTGTGGCGGTACGTGTAGATGAAGATGTTACAGTATAAGTAGTTAAAGCTGAATTTCCAATTTGTGCAGATGTAAGGTTTGTAAATGCAACAGATACAACACCAGATGTTCCACCAGATGCTGATCCAATTGTTACTTGTGCTGGAGCTGAAGTTGGAACCACTGCTGAAGATGCTGCGGATGCTGTAGATGTTCCTGCTGCGTTAGTAGCAGTAACTGTAAAAGTATAATTTGCTGGTGTTCCAGATGTTGACATTCCTGTAACAACAATTGGTGAAGATGCTCCTGATTGTGTAAAACCGCCTGTATTAGATGTTACGGTATAACTTGTAATTGGTAACTTACCATCAAATGTTGGAGCTGTAAAAGCTACAGAAGCTGATCCGCCTGAAGTGAATGCCCTTCCAGTACCTTGGTCTGTAACCGCTCCAATGGTTGGTGCTAAAGGAGCTGATTTCTTTGATGAATCGGGGGTACCAGTATTTTTTTGGCTCATAGCAGTAATTGTACCATAAGATTATACAGTTTTTAATATTTTACTTAACAGAAATATACAGAGATTTTACGACCATTGAAGCATCATTATCTGTTAGTATCTGTGGTACTGCGACAGAGTTTGTTATTATATCACTTTCTATGAAAAAGGTATGCTCTAGGGACATATCGTATGAAAATTGATATTTTAAGTTCCCAGCAAAACTAGTTGGGCCAACGGTTGATTCTGGTATATATGTTCTAAACCAAACCTCTGTATTATTGCTAAATGTAGTCAAAACAATGTCATAGCGAACCGTTACAATTGATCCAATTTTTAGTCCTTTAAGGTTTATGCTTTGAGATTCTGAATTATATAAAGAAACATTGTTTTCTGGTAAATAGGCTTCATTGTTTTTACCCTTACAGTCAAAGCTAAATCTTACCCACCCATCACTTCCTTTTGTAGCACCTAATATAATATTTTTTTGATCTTTGTTTGTATACATTGCCCAGCCAGCTCTTTGACCTGATGGAGATATGCTGCTTTCTCCTGGCTTTCCGTCTTTACCGTCTTTTCCAGGCTTTCCAGCATCTCCTTGTGGTCCAGGGTTACCTTGTGGTCCAATATCGCCTCTTTCGCCCTTTAAGCCTTTTTCTCCCTGTGGTCCAGGTACGGCTATGAAAGAAACTGATTGTTCAAGTTGATAAGAGTTGTTTACACTATCTGAATATTTTTTTGGTTTACCTGGAAAATCCATGCTAGTAGCCATAAAATAATTTACTTCTTAACCTTGAAGACCTTTTTTCCAATTTTAATAACTGGAGGCAATTTTGTTGTTTTTGCTTCAACTTTTATAACTGGCATTATA